TACAATTCTGGAATTGCATGGATTATGGTGTAGTTTCTATTCGTAAACAATTTATTGCTTCTATGGACTATGAATGTTATACAAGAGACTATGGGCCGCAGAAGGGTACTTATATTTGCACTCTAGATAACTACCATCAAGACTCTGATATGATTGATTATGCAACAAGTGAAAATCCAGCAGAACATAAGTCATTTAATCTTATAGAATTGAACAATGGGCAATATGCTCTTTATCCAAATAATCGTGTTCGCATATATGACAACAGTTTAACACCAGAAAACCCTAAAACACCAGATTTTAAGGTATCTACAAGGTACTATCAAGTTGAAAATAGTTATGAACGTCTTGCAATGGGTAATGAAGACGAATATTTTTGGAAAACTGCACAAGATCGGGATAGCAACCCCGAAAAAAGTTCTGATTTAACCAATCAGGAGCAAAAAAATGGGACAACCATCGGATAGGGACAAGGATTACATGAAAGAAGTGTGGGGAACTACAAAATTAATCACAGATTACATGGTAAAACCACCAAAAATGCTTCGTGAGATTGCAAATGACGATTTAACACCAAAAAAACATGATTTTGTGACTCAAAACGAACTTCATGAGAAAATTCGTAACGATGATGACTATGATGATTGGGAATATGGAGCAGAACCATTATATGAGTCAAAAAACTATAATAAATAAGATAGATTTAGAGTATTAAATGCCTTTAGAAAGGGTAAGTCAAGGTTTTAAAGATATTAGTATGACTTTTCAGAGTAATCCTTTGAATAGTGACTTGATTGCCCTTAAAAATGAAATCGCTATCGCACGTTCAATTCGAAATATTGTATTTACTGTACCAGGAGAGAAATTTTTCAACGAAAATTTTGGTTCTAATATAAGTAGATCTCTTTTTGAAAATATTGATGAAATTACAGCCTCTATAATTGTTGATGAAATTAGACAATCAATTCAAAATTTTGAACCAAGAGTTAATTTAATTGACTTACAGGCATTTCCTGATTTTAATAATAATTCTTTTGATATAAAAATAATTTATGAGATTGTGGGAGCAGATGTTCCAGCACAACAATTAGAGTTTGTTTTACAACCAACTAGGTAAAGATGCCATTAGTAAATTTTTCTAATCTGGATTTCGATCAGATTAAAACAACACTTAAAACTTATTTAAAATCAAATTCTAATTTTACTGATTATGATTTTGAGGGGTCTAACCTATCTACGATTCTTGATGTTTTAGCATATAATACCTACATTACTTCATACAATGCAAATATGGTTGCAAATGAAGTATTCATTGATAGTGCAACTCTTAGAGAAAATGTAGTAGCACTTGCAAGAAATATTGGATATATTCCAAAATCACGAAAAGCAGCAAGAGCAACTGTTAGTTTTTTTATAGACACAACTAACATTACTCCAATTCCATCTTCTATAACTCTCAAAAAAGGTCCTATCGCATCAACATCCGGATCTTTTGGTTCTCAATCTTTTGTATATTCCATTTTAGAAGATATTACTGTTCCTATATTTGATGGAATAGCAAGTTTTAATGATATCTCAATTTATGAAGGAACTCTTTTAACATCAAATTTTGTTTATAATACAAGAAATGTAAATCAAAGATTCATATTACCAAACACTGGAATTGATACTGAATTAATTTCAATAAATGTAAAACCAAATGAGCAATCAACATCACAAGTCACATACATTATTCAAGATAGTTTATTTACAGTAAAACCAGATTCGAAAGTTTATTATTTACAAGAAATAGAAAATGAAAGATACGAACTTTTATTTGGTGATAATAAATTTGGAAAGGCTTTAGAGGAAGGAAACTATATTACCGCAAATTATATTGTTTCAAATGGTGATAGTGCAAATGGTATAAATCAATTCACATTTGCTGGTAGACTTACTTATACAAGAAACTCAGTAGAATATACAGTTACTTCTGGAATTTCTTTATTGACAACTGGTTTAATTTCTTCTGGTGGTGAACAGATAGAATCTGTAGAATCTGTTAAAAAATTTGCTCCAAGAATTTATGCATCTCAAAATAGAGCTTTAACTGCTGATGATTATGAATCCTTAATACCATCAAAGATATATCCAGAAACTGAATCAATTTCTGTTTTTGGTGGAGAAGAATTAATTCCACCACAATATGGAAAAGTTTTTATTAGCATTAAACCAAGATTTGGTGACTTTTTACCAAATCTGGTAAAAGAGAATATAAAACTAAGATTAAAAAAATATGCTGTGGCAGGAATAATACCTGAAATTTTAGACTTAAAATACATTTATCTAGAAATAAATTCAAAAGTATACTACAATTCAAATTTTGCACCATCTTCGGAGTATGTTTCTACAGTTGTTCAAACTAATACGACAAAATATTCCGAATCTTCAGAATTAAACAGATATGGTGCTAGATTTAAATATAGCAAATTTTTAAAAACGATTGATGAAAGTCACGAATCAATAACATCAAATATAACTACATTGCAAATGAGAAGAGACTTAAGAGTTGTATTGAATTCTTTTGCAGAATATCAAATAGGATTTGGTAATGAATTTCATATTAATAATATGAATGGATATAATATTAAGTCTAGTGCTTTCAGAATATCACAAATACAACAAAACGTATATCTTTCTGACGTACCCAATACAAACAGAACAGATGGATCTATATTTTTGTTTACACTACCTTCTGCAAATTCAACAAACCCTACAATAGTAAGAAGAAACGTTGGTAATATAAATTATAAGAAAGGTATAATAACATTAAACCCTATTAATATTTTAGCAGGAAAAATAAAAGACGGGCAAACAATTATTGAAATTTCTGGAATTCCCCATTCAAATGATGTTGTTGGATTACAAGACTTATATTTACAACTAGATATTAGTAATAGTAATTTTGAAATGATCGTAGATAACATTTCTTCTGGACTTGATCCATCAGCATCAAATTACATTTCATCTTCTAGTTACGTAAATGGAAGTTTAGTTCGTTCAGGGGGTATTATTGGTGAAATATCTCAAAATAGTGTAACTGCAACGTCTAGAACTCTGCCAAGTTCTGCTGCTGGTGGAACTTCTTCATCTGGTTCTTCATCTGGTTCATCATATAGTCCACCATCAAGTTCACCATCAAGTTCACCATCAAGTTCATCATATTAATAAAAAAATAAAAAAAGAAAATGACGGAAAAAAGAATTCAATTCAGTAACATTGTTCAAAATCAACTTCCTGCATACGTCAGAGAAGAATATCCATTAATATCTGAATTTTTAAAACAATATTACATTTCCCAAGAATTTCAAGGAGCATCTATTGATCTTATTCAAAATATTGATGAATACATTAAATTAAATGAAACTACCAATTTATCCGAAAGTGTTACTCTCGGTACAGACTTAGGATTTACTGATGATATTGTTTATGTAGATTTATCTTCTTCTGAAACAGGAACTGATGGATTTCCAGATTCATATGGATTATTACAAATTGATGAAGAAATTATTACATATACTGGAAAAACATTTTCATCATTTACTGGATGTATTAGAGGTTTTTGTGGAATAACAACATATGTTACTGAAAATAATCCAGAACAATTAACTTTTTCAACATCAAGCGCAGATGAACATCTTGGAAGTTCTTATGATTCCTCTGGGCAAATATCAGTTTCAGGAACAAAAATAAAAAATCTTAGTATATTATTTTTAAAACAATTTTTAATTAAAACAAAACATTTATTCTTACCAAAATTGGATGGTAAAAATTTAACAGATGGATTAAATGAAAATCTTTTTATAAAACAATCAAAAGATTTTTATCTGTCAAGAGGAACTGACAGATCTTTTGAAATATTGTTTAAGGCTTTGTATAATGAAAATGTAAAGGTTATAAGGCCAAGTGAATATTTAATAACTCCATCAAATGCAGATTATCGAATTGCAAATGATTTGGTTGTTGAAAGTATTTCAGGAGATCCTTTAAAACTTATTAATTCAGTTCTTTATCAAGATACTTATGGAGATTCCTTTTTCAAATCATATGCACCTATCACATCTGTAGAAAAAGTAATTTCTGATCTTGGACAAATATACTATAAAATTAGTTATGATGCCGGATATAATAGAAATTCCGGAGTTGACGGATCTTTGTATGGAAGTTTTTCTGTTCATCCCAAAACAAAAGCAATAGGTCAATATCAATTATCTTATCTTAATTTTATTGTAACTGTAACATCAAATCCAGGAACACCTCCTCCAAATAATGTTTTTGTAATTGACGGTATAACACAACAAAATCTAAATTTAATAAAAGGAAACACATATAGATTTGATTTGTCAAGTTCTAGTAACATTGGACATCCTTTAATATTTCAAAAAATATCCGGAGAAAGTCTTTCTTCAACATATTATGCAACTTCATCTAATGGATCTCCAGGAACAATAGGATCTTTTGTTGATTTGATCATTGCATCAAATGCACCAAATGAAACTATAAAATATAATTGCTCAAATCATAATGGAATGGGAGCAAACATTGATGTAATAGATTATTCTATTGGACAATTTAAATCAAGTCTTACTATAATTGATGTAGATTCTACCGTAGGGTTTCCTAATAGTGGTGAATTAGAAGTAATTTATAGTGACCAAACTACAGGAGTCGTATCATATACATCAAAATCTTTAACTCAATTTTATGGGTGTTCCGGTATAAGTGGAACTATTTTAGATGGATCAAATATTAGTATTAATACTTATGCATATGGTAAATATTATACATTTGAAAACATTGGATCAACTTCAGTTATTGAAACAGAAGAACTAGTAAAAGTTAGAATTAATTCAGTTTTAAATGATATTGAATATTCAAATAGCATTTATCAAAATCCTAAGGATTCTATTCTTATAAAAACTTTAGGATCTAAATCTGAAGATTTCGTTTCAAAAAATTGGTTTTATAATATTTCTTCTTCTTATAAAGTCTTAAGTCTCTCAGTTATAGATACTTCTAATAATTCATATAACATAGTATTAGACACAAAGCATTATTTCAAACGTGGTGATAAAATTTTTATTACTGGATCTGATAGTATCAATAAAGATTCTTCAATTATTGAAATCTTATCTGATATATCATTTTCAATCAAAGGTCAAGGAATATTATCACTAACAGATGATTATACAATTAAAAGAAAAATATTAAAAGCACAATCAAATACTTTTTTAGATATTTCCAATTATTCTGCCAATATTCAAAATGTATACACTGATTCGTCAGAAATAAATAACAAATCTCAAAAAATACTAATAGCATCACAATCTTTACCATATTATGATGAACAACCTTTAGATGCAACAGATAGATCAATAATTTTTTCTGGAACTTTTTCTGGAGATCAATTCACTATTTCATCAAAAGAACATAATTTTTATACTGGGGATGCTATTTACTATACTCCACAAAAAATAATAGAAAACTATTTTGAAGAATCTGAAATAAAAGAAAGAGAAATTATAAATTCATTTCTTTTTGATGAAGGTCTTTATTTTATAAAAAGAATTAATTCAACTACAATAAAATTATCTAAGAGCAGAACAGATATATTTTATTCAAAATTTATTTCTTTAGATAATGAAACAACAGTAATTAATAATAAATTAGAACATTATAAATTTGTTTCAAAAACTTTATTTCCTCAAAATCTTTTAAGGGAAATTTCTAAACCAATTTTAGATGGAAAATATTATGAAACTGAACCAAAATTTAATGGAATTTTAGTAAACGGTGTTGAAATCTTAAATTATAAATCTTCCGATATAATTTATTATGGAAAATTGAATGAAATTGAAGTTATTTCTCCAGGAAGTAATTACGACATTATAAATCCACCAATATTAAGTATATCCGATAATATTGGAATTGGAGCAACTGGTTATGTAGCAGTTTCTGGATCACTGAGAGAAATAAGAATTTTAGATTCTGGATTTGATTACATAGAAACTCCTACAGTAAGCATAAATGGTGGTAACGGATCTGGGGCTCTTGCTTCAGTTAATATGAAATTAATTGAGCACTCTTCAGATTTCTTTGCGGATTCAAATTCTGCTCAAGTTAGTATAGGGTCTTCATTATCTACAATTGGATTTAGCACATATCATAAATTTAGAAATGCAGAACAAGTAATATATTCAACACAATCTCAAACTGAAATTGGAGGAATTGTAGAAAATTCTTCATATTTTGTTTCTGTTTTAGGTCCATCTACTATAAAATTACATAAAACACAAGCAGATGCTATTTCTGGAATTAATACTGTAACTTTATCATCATATGGTGTAGGTAGACAAAGTTTAAAATCCTATAATAAAAAATCTGTAGTCGAATCAATTAATGTTGTATCTAGTGGATTAAATTATCAAAATAAAAAAAGAACTACTAATTCTTCCGGAATAAATACGTCCTCAAATCAAATAACAATAGACAATCACGATTACAACTCAGGTGAAATAATTAAATATACAGTATCAGGAACTTCTATAGGAGGACTTACAAATAATTCTGAATACTATGCAACTAAAATTGATAACAATACTTTTAAACTTTCCTTAGTAGGAATTGCATCAACTAGTCAAAGTTTTTACTACGACACAAAACAATATATCAATCTAACTTCTGTTGGTGTAGGAACTCATATATTTAATTATTCAGACATAACTGTAACTTTAAAAGGTAAAATTGGTATTTCTTCTATTAGTGGAAAAACTTTTGAAGCAGAGATACAACCTATTTTTAGAGGAAGTGTAATTTCTGTTCACTTAGAAAATAAAGGTGTCGGGTATGGTTCATCAGAAGTAATTAATTTAGAAAGAACTCCTTCAATATTTTTAAAATCTGGACAAGATGCTCAGTTATTTCCTATAGTAAGTAATGGTAAAATATCTGAAGTATTAGTTTATAATGTAGGAAAATCATATAATTCTCCACCAAATTTATTAATATTTGGAAGTGGAGTTGGTGCAGTTATAACTCCTGTAATAACTAATGGATTTTTAAATTCTGTTAAAGTAATTGAAAGTGGAATTGGATATTCTCAAGAATCAACATCTGCAGTGGTTATTTTTCCGGGATCTGGTGCTGACTTCAAGGTAAAAATACAAAGATGGAGAATAAATCTTTTTGAAAAATATTTCAATACATTTACTGGGGATGATGGATTTATTGATTCTGGGATTAATGAAAAATATCAACTACAATATTGTCATTTATATGCACCAAGAAAACTTAGAGAATCACTATTTTCTTCTGATCAAACTGGAAAGATTTTATATGGAAAAAGAGACTTAACTAGATCTTCAAATGTAGAAGTTTTATCAACAGATCATTCACCAATAATTGGATGGGCTTATGATGGTCATCCAATCTATGGGCCATATGGATATATCACAAAATCTGGTGGTATTGCAAGTCAAATGAAATCAGGTTATAAGTTAAATTCATCCAGAGAATATGGTCCATCACCAACAGTCTATCCTTTAGGATTTTTTGTTGAGGATTACACTCATAAAAACATAAGTGATGAAACTGTTCTCGATGAAAATAATGGAAGATTTTGTGTTACCCCAGAATTTCCAGAAGGAACTTATGCATATTTTGCAACATTTGATACTTTATCTGTTGATAGTAGTTTACCTTTCTTAGGATATAAAAGACCAGAATTTCCATACTTGATTGGTAATAACTTTAAAGGAATTCCTAACAAATTTAATTATAGATTAGATTCGAATCAAGATGAATTTGATTTGAACGCATCAAATTTATTCAGAAACACTGCACCTTACAATTTAATAAATGGAACTACAAACTATGAATACCTCAATATTCCAAATAAACTTAATCAAAAATCAGAAATAACTTCTGTTCTTCCCGGTGAGGTGGGAGGAGTTGGAATTTTAACTGGAGGAAATGAGTATCAAATTAATAATGTAGTTGTATTTGATGAAACTAATACTAGAGGATATAATGCTAAAGCAAAAGTATCAAAAATATTAGGAAAATCAGTAAACACCATAAGTGTTGCCACAAGTAGTATAACAAATGTTGAAATATCGCCTTCAGAAAATTTGGGCATATACAATATAATATGCATTAATCCACATAATTTCAGTAATAATGATAGAGTCACTATAACTGGACTTTCTACTACATCATCAAGAATAGAAGGATCATATAGTGTTAGCATAGGATCAACTGGAGCACTTTCAATAACTGGATTTGGTACAACATCTTCAGGAATACAAAATGCAACTGTAACTGGAATTGTAACTTACTTTAATGTAACAGGAAGACTTTCAAACTTAAGAGAAAATGATATCTTAAGTTTAGGAAGTGAGAGGGTAAGAATTTTAAACGTAGAACCCCATTTATCAAGAATAAGAGTATTAAGAGGAATTGATGGTACCACAGGAACTGCACATACTGTAACTACAGTTTTATACGAAGATTCACGAACATTTTCAATAAATGCTGGTTTTAAAACAACATATAATTATAAGCAAAATAAAGAAATATATTTCAATCCAACAGAATCAATTGGCCTTGGAACTGTTTCTGGTGTTGGAATTGGCACTACAATATTTTTGTCAAATCCAGGAACTGGAATAACTCAAATTTTTATTCCAACAAAATCAATATACATTAGAAATCATAATTTAGAAACTGGTGATGAACTAACATATTCCCCCAATGATGGGAGTGGGATTGTAGTAAAAACTAGTGTTGGGATTGCAACAACTTTAACAAACCAACAAAAACTTTTTGTTGCAAAAATTGATGGTGATCTTATTGGATTGGCAACTGTTAGAGTTGGATTAGGAACAACTGGAACATTTGTTGGAATTGCAAGCACAGTGCAATCTTCCACAACACTATTTTTTACTGGTTTAGGAACTGGAGTATATCATAGTTTTAAAACAAATTATTCTGTAATAACAGGTGAAATTTTAAGGAATATTGTTACTGTGTCTACAGCACAATCACATGGATTATTGTCAGGAAATAATGTTGACATTAATGTAAATCCATCAATATCCACAACATTCACTTTTAAATATAATGACCATAACCAAAAACTTTTAGTTGATCCGCAATCATTTTCTGCAATTGGTGTTAATACAACATTAAGCGTTATTACAATTAATAATCATGGTTTTAGAACAGGAGATAAAATATTTCATACATCAACAAACCCAGCACAAGGTTTGCAAAACAACTTTACTTATTTTATAGTAAAAGTAAATAATGATAGTTTTAAACTTTCAAATACTTACTATGATTCTATTCAGTTAAAACCATCTACTGTTGGAATTGCAAGTACATCTAATGGAAATCTTTCTTTAATAAATCCTCCAATTGAAGTATATAAAGATTCTACAATTACATTTGATTTATCAGATTCATCATTGTCATATACAAATCAATCAACTCAATATCCAGCTTTTCAATTAAATTTTTACTTGGATGAAAATTTTACTAATATTTACGATAAAAGTGTTAATGGAAAAACTTTTGAGGTTTTAAGAAATGGAACTGTTGGAGTTTCAACTGATGCAAACGTATTATTAGTTGTAAATAAAGAAACTCCAAGCATTTTATACTACAAATTAGATCCAGTATATGATGGTGATCTTCCTATAGTAAAACAAAAAATCAGTGTTGATAATGAAGTTATATCGAATAATAGAGTAATATCAAAATTAAGTTTGTTCAATGGAAGACAAACAATATCAGTTGCTTCTACAAATTCATTTACGTATACTTTAGACTCAACTCCAGAGAAAGGTTCTTATATATCTTCAACATCTAATATAACTTATGAAACTAATAGTGGAAATGCGTATGGACCTATATCTGAAATTGAAATAGAAAACCCTGGTAAAAATTATTATTCTCTTCCTGGAATTGCAAATATCTTAACTGATTTTGGATCTGGTGCTATTCTTGAAGTTTCTAGTAATTCTATTGGAAAAATTAAAAAAACAAAAATTAAAGATATTGGATTTGATTTTCCATCAGATAATACAGTAAGACCAAGTTCATCTTTACCTCAAATTGTCAAAATAAATTCTTTAGCATCATTTGAATCAATTGGGATTACTTCCGTGGGAAGAGGTTATACGTCTTCTCCAAAATTATTGGTTTTCGATGGAAAAACAAATAATTTAGTTCCAGAAATTGACATAAAATATAATCTTGGAGATAGTAACGTTACTATTCTCAAAAACACCTATGGCATTAATAATTTACCTCCAATAATTTTACCAACACAAAATACAAATGGTGTTGGTATAAGAACAATTTCATATAATAATACAAACCAAAATGTTACAGTTATTCTTTCTGTGGGATTCAGCACCGCAGGTTCTTTTCCATTTAGTGTAAATGATAAAGTTCTTATTGAAAATACAAGTGTTGGTTTAGGGTCAACAGGAAAAGGTTTCAACTCAAAAAATTATGATTACCAATTATTCACACTAACTTCAGTTGACGAAAATATTGGTGGTATTGGAATAGTCACGTTTAGTTTAGCAGATTTTATTAATGATGGTGAAATCGTCGGTAATTTTGATCCTTTAAATTCTTCGGGAAGAATAATACCACAAAAACACTTCCCAATATTCAATCCAGTATTAACAACAAATAATTACTTTGTTGGTGAAGTTGTAAAATCAATCCAATCTCCAATTTCTGGTAATGTTGAAAGTTGGGATGCTAAAAATTCATTATTAAGAATTTCTTCAAATCAAAATTTCATTATTAACGAAATAATTGAAGGAACATCATCAAAAACTCAAGGTGTTGCTTCTTCTATAACTTCTTTTGAATCTTCATATAAATTAAATTCATATTCAAAAGTTGTTGATGGGTGGCAAACGGTTTCTGGATTCTTAAACAATAATTTACAAAGAGTTCAAGATAGTTTTTATTATCAGAAATTTTCTTATTCATTAAAATCTAAAGTTGATTTTGATACCTGGAGTGACACTGTTGGAACATTAAATCATGCATTAGGATTTAAAAGATTTTCAGATTACCAAATAGAATCTTTTCTTCCAGAAGAAAATAAAAATTCTTTGGTGGTAGGTATTTCTACAGATGTTGGATATTTTGAAGTTGTTACTGACTTAACTACATTTACTAGTTTAAATTGTGTATATGATTTTGATTTGGTCAAAGAAAATTCTATAAATTTTGGTTCTGGAATAATATCGGATGAAATAATATTTTCAAGTAGAATTTTGACAGATTATGAAGAATCTGTTGGTAATAGAGTTTTAGCAATTGATGATATAAGCGGACTGTTTAATAGTAATCCACGATCAACAGTTTTTAGTATTGCCAATACATTTAACTTATCTGATATAAGAGCACAAAAATATATTACATTTATAACTGATAAAAGATTTCAAGGAGAAAGACAATTATTATTAGTTGATTTAATTCACGATGACTCATCAGCATATATCAATCAATATGGAAGAATAGAAACTCAATATGATATGGGATCTTTTGATTTCACAATTTCAGGAACAGACGGGCAACTTTTATTTTATCCAACAAAATTTAGTGTAAATGATTATGATATCACATGTCTTTCATATAATTTGGACGACAATCTACTTGGAATTGGAAATACTAGTATTGGGGGAATAGTTTTAATTAACACTAATAGTGCAAATCTTTCTTCAGGAATTTCTACAACAATTGTTAGTATTGCTAACACATATAGCTCTGTAAAAGTTTTAGTTGAAATTACTCCAGATATAAACAATGATGAATTTGAATTTACTGAACTTAATGTTGTTCATGATGGAACAAATATCGGACTGTTAGAATATGGTCAATTATCAACTACATTAAATTCTTATACATCATCTGGTCTCGGAACATATAATGCATATTTTAGTGGATCTTTCTTAAATATTGATTTCATTCCAAACTCTGGAGTTGGAATAGGTACTACTGGTGTTATCAACACAATTCAAGTTGGACTTGCAAATTCTTCGTTTAGTGGAATTGGTACTGTTGATATGAAACATGCTCGTCTTGAGGCAAGAACAACAACTATTTCTGCATCTGGTTCACCATCTGAAAATATTATTAGTACATATCCAGAAGAATATGATGCAGCTTATTTTATAGTTCAAATATCGGATACTACTAATTTAAGTTATCAGATGTCTGAAGTTATTGTTGTAGACGATTACATTTCTTCTTTGGCAACAGGAGATACTTATGATACTGAATATGGAATTATTCAAACTTCTTCTGGGTTGGGGACAATTGGAACAAGAGTATCTGTGGCAGGAACAGTTGAATTGCTTTTTACACCAAATCCAAGTATCAATATTAAAGTAAACGTTTATATGAATGCCTTAAGACATCAGGATGATAGTAGAGATATTATTGATTTTAATAATGGAACTATCGAAACTTTCTTTTCAAGTTATACAGGAACTGAAAGAGATGTTAAAAGGTCATTTGAATTGAAAAATAAAACTAATCCAATTTTTGAAAGATATTTTGATGGGAGCGATACTTCTATTGTTAGTATTTCTGAGAATAGTATTACTATACCAAATCATTTCTTTGTTAGTGGAGAAAATATTGTTTATTATAATGCTGGAGCTGGTTCAACTGAAGCAATAGGAATTGCAACAACATCTATGTCAGGTGTTGGATCTACAGATAAAGTTCCAGTTGGTATTACAACAAGTGTTTTTATTGTAAAGGTTGATGAAAATAAAGTAAAACTAGCATCTAGTTCAACAAATGCTCTTAAAGTAGTTCCAGAAGTTTTAAATATTACTAGTGTTGGTATTGGAAATTCACATAGATTTGTTTCAACTAATCAAAATGCAAAAGTTCTTTTAGCATTAGATAATATTATTCAATCACCAGTAGTTTCTACTGCAGTAACAACATCTTTGGCAGATCAAGTATTTACAACAGATGATATACTGAAATTTAGTGGAATTTCTTCATTTTTCGGAAGCGATTTAATAAGAATTGGTAATGAAATTATGAAAATAGAAGGTATTGGTATTGGGAGTACAAACTTTATTAAAGTTCGTAGACAATGGTTAGGAACTTCTTTAGCAGGATATTCGACAGGTCAACTAGTTACAAAAGTTTTTGGTAATTATAATATTGTAGACAATATTATAACTTTTACTGAGGCACCATATGGAAACATACCACTAGGAACAAGTACAAATCCACCTGATGAAAGAGATTGGACTGGGATAGCAAAACCATCACATTTCCAAGGAAGAACATTTATAAGATCAGGAATACCTAATAGCTCTGATGAAACTTATCATAAAAATTATATTTTTAATGATATATCTTCTGGATTTAATGGTATAAACAGAACATTTACTTTAAAATCAAATGGATCTAATGTAACTGGAATATCAACAGAAAATGCCGTTATTTTAATAAACGATGTTTTTCAAGGTCCAGGAATTTCTTATGATTATAATTTGTCCGAAAATATTGGAATAACATCAATCACATTTACTGGTACAGCAACATCAATCACTTCAGATGTAAATACATCACAATTACCAATTGGTGGAGTTATTTTATCTGTTGGATCTACTGCTGGTCTTGGTTATCAACCACTTGTTTCTGCTGGAGGAACTGTAGTTGTATCTGCCGCAGGAACAGTGCAATCCATTTCTGTGGGAAATACTGGATCTGGATATAGAGCTTCTACTAATTATCAAATTTTATCAAAAACATCATCTACTGTTGGAATTGGGTCTACTGTAATATTTTTACAAAATGAAAACAGTATTTTAAGTATATTAAATCTTTTAAATACTGGATCAAACTGTACTATAGGTGTTGGAACTTATATATTACCAACAAGCATAGTTTCTATTGCATCAACCTTTATTCGTATTGGAGTTGGAAGTACTAGCGCATATATTATTCCATCAGGAACTTCTGTAAGTGTGAATATTTCTAATCCTCAAATAGGAATAGTAAATGTCGGTGTTGCAAATAGTTCAGTAGGTGTTGCAACAGTTACTCATATTGGATTTGCGACTATTATTTCGGGAAGAATTTCATCATCTGTATCAATTACAAATGTAGGATCTGGATATACCACTATAAATCCTCCTATTGTAATAATTGATGATCCAGAATCATATTCAAGTATTCCTCTTCAATATAGTTCTTCTTCAGTTATTGGACTTGGAACCGGATCTGTAATTGATATTGTTGTAGGTCAAGGATCAAGCATTATTGATTTCGAAATTACAAATACTGGTTTTGGTTATGAAAGTGGTCAAATTTTAACTGTCCCTACTGGAGGATTAACAGGAATTCCAACAACTTCTGGATTCAGTGAATTTCAGATATCAATTCAAACAACATTTACTGATGAGTTTGCTGGATGGGCAATTGGAGAACTTGAGATTTTTGATGATTTTGATGATTTATTTGATGGAGACACAAAGACATTTCAATTAAAAAAAGCAGGTAATATAAAATCAATCGTTGCAGCAAGAGGATCTAATATTGTTGTTCAAGATGTTATCTTAATTTTTATTAATGATATTCTTCAAGTCCCAGGAGAAGGCTACATTTTTGCTGGAGGAAGTATTATAACATTCACAGAGGCACCAAAAATTGGCGATACCTCAAAAATTATTTTCTATAAAGGAAGTGGTAGTGTAGATGTTATTTCCAGAGAAATAATCGAAACAATTAAGGTTGGAGATGAACTGACAATTGGATATGATGCCTCACTTGGACAAGAACCTTATTTACAAGAAGATGAAAGAACAGTTACTTCTATTGATTCCACTGATATAGTTTCAACAGTTCCCTACTTTGGACCAGGAAACACTACAGATGAAAATCTTCTTAGACCTGTTGTTTGGTGTAAACAAACTGAAGATAAAATAATTGATGGTAAAGAAGTAGGTAAGGATAGAGAATTATATGAACCAAATATTATTCCTTTTGCTTATGTCATTAAAACAGTTGGAATTGGAAGTACTGTTATATTTGTCGATAATATTAGACCATTTTTTAATCCACAAAATGAAAATAATGTTACGCTTCTTTTTCAAAACAGTATAACAATTATATCACAAAATATAGTGTCTGGTGCTGCTGCAACTGCTGTTGTTTCTGCGGCAGGCACAATATCATCAGTTGTAATTACAGACGGTGGAGCAGGTTATAACACTGCCACAGTGAGTTTTGGTTCAACAGTTGGTGGTGGTACAACAAATCAGGCATTTGGGTCTGTAATTATTGGTTTAGGAGGAACAATTACTGGAATTGCAATCACAAACCCTGGAGTTGGATACACTTCATCAAATTCACCTCAAGTTTTAATTTCTTCACCAGTTGTAACAGTGGAAACAAATAGTGTTTCTTCTTATTCTGGAGATTCTGGAGTTATTGTTGGATTTGGAACAACCACACAATCATCTACAGATAAACTCATATTTGATTTTTATATCCCACAGGATTCTTTTTTAAGAAATACTTCTTTAGTTGCAACTGCTGTTACATTGAGTTCTATAAGTGTCAACGATTACTTTGTTGTTTATAATTCTAATGTTGGTGTTGGAAGCACATTTTTAACATCTAGAGATAATAATAATAACATTATTGGATTTGGAACTAATTTTGCTGACAATGTATATCAAGTTGACTCTGTGGTCAATGTGAGTGTTGCAAATACTATAATTGGTATCGCAACAATTGGTGCTGGAACAACAACAGTAAGAAGAG